TCTGATGCCCGACGAACTAGTCGGCTACAACGCCACCCACAAGTGGCTGTCGCCTATGGACGGTTCGCACTACGAAGCGCATCTGAAGCAGGCGATTGAACAGGTCAAGTTTGACCCGGTGTGGCGGCTGAACATCCAGACGCACAAATTCATAGGAGTGAAGTAGTGGAAATCTTCAAGGAGTTTACGTTCGACGCGGCGCACTGGCTGCCGAATGTCCCGGCGGGTCACAAGTGCGGCAGGATGCACGGGCACACCTACCGGGTGGTGGTCACGGTCGAAGGCAAGGTCAACCCTCACACCGGGTTTGTGATGGATTTCGGTGACCTCAAAGATGTAGTCAAACCATACATCGATGACCTTGATCATCAGGTTTTGAATGATTGGATCAGCAACCCGACAGCTGAGAACCTCACCAAATGGTTTTGGAAACTGCTGAAGCAAGAAGGGTTGGCGTTGGCGTGTATCGAAGTGTGGGAGACACCGACCAGCGGGGCGCGTAAACGAAAATGATGTACATGGCTAACCCGACAGGGTCAGCCGTCCAAGCCATGATCGAACACAAACTGGGTTTCATCAATACGCCGGCACAAGGTAATCGGATGCCCGACGGTGTCTGGTGGTGCGCCGACAACTCGTGCTTCGGCACGACATACCCCGGTGACGATAAATGGTTGGCGTGGTTGACGAAACTAGCGCCGCGACAGGATATGTGCTTCTTCGCCACCGCACCCGACGTGGTCGGTGACGCGGAGGCAACCCTGGAGCGTTCGCTGCCGTGGCTACCGGTCATACGAGGGCTAGGTTACAAAGCTGCGCTCGTAGGCCAAGACGGCTTAGAAAACATGCGGGTGCCGTGGGATGAGTTCGATGCGTTCTTCGTCGGCGGTTCCACCGAATGGAAGTTAAGCCCCGCCGCGAGTTCGCTTGCAACACAAGCCAGGGACCTAGGTAAGCACACCCACCTAGGCCGGGTGAATTCGCGTAAGCGTGTTCAGTTCGCTAAGGCCGCGATCCCCGCGAGCGACACCCACCCCGGCGGCTATGACACCGTTGATGGGACGTATCTGGTGTTCGGGCCTGACATCAATCTTCCGAAACTGTTGCGGTGGATGGACGAAGTCAACAACGAACTGTCCCTGATTTGACATCAAACGAAAGGAGCGGGATGAGGTTACTCGACTTGTTCTGCGGCGCGGGTGGTGCGTCGATGGGCTACCACCAAGCCGGGTTCGAAGTAACCGGGGTAGACATCAAACCCCAGAAGAATTACCCATTCCAATTCAACCAGGGAGATGCACTAGAGTTCCTACACGAGTACGGGCACTACTTCGACGCGATCCACGCATCACCGCCGTGCCAACGCCACTCCGCTATGTCGAATTGCCGGCCTGGTCTGGCCGAAGAATACCCGGACCTGATCGAACCGGTACGCGAAGCGTTGTTGGAGTACAACGTCCCGTGGGTGATTGAGAATGTGCCGGGTTCACCGCTGCGGAACCCGATCACGTTGTGCGGGCGGATGTTCGGGCAAGAGCTGTACCGGCACCGGTTATTCGAGGCGAATATCGCACTACAAGAGCCGTTGCACCCTGACCATGACATCCCCGCGAGTAAAGCGGGGCATTGGAAACCCGGAACAATCATGTCGGTGTCGGGGCATATCGCCCCGATAGCGAAGGCCCGAGAAGTCATGGGCATCGACTGGACGAACCGAGAAGAACTAGCCGAGGCGATACCCCCGGCGTACACGAAGTTTGTCGGCGGTCAGTTCAAGCAGTGGATAGACATCCACGGTCTGCTCAAACATGGGTAAACACCACGGCAAATTTAGATGGAAGAAGTATTCGAAATACAAAGGGAACCTGCGCGACTACTGGACGAGGAGCGACAGAAAAGGTGACCGGCATAGAAGGGACGAGAAGTTGAACCAGGCGCTGATAACGCAGGTGATCCGCAGGTATCACCCTGAATGGTCACCGCCCGCCGATAACGGCAAGGAGTGGGTGAAGGCGCTGTGCCCGTTCCACGGGGACTCAGTTGCCTCAGCTGGTGTCTCGTACCGGCATGACGCATTCAAATGTTTGGCGTGCCCAGTGAAAGGTGACGCGGTAGCCCTCATCAAGGATCAGGAAGGAGTCGGATATGCAGAAGCTTTCCGAATCGCAGAGGAACTTTCTTCGGGAAGCGACCGAGAAGTACCACGCGAACATCGACGGCAGCCCAGCCGACGAGTATATGAGAGCCAGGGGACTGGGGTTCCAGTCGATCCGCAACGCGGTCAACCGCTTCCAACTGGGTTACGTGGCCGATCCACTCCCTGGACATGAGATGTATAAGGGGTTCCTCGCGATCCCATACCTAAGGTATTCGCAGGAGCATCAGTGGGCGGTGGTGTCCATCCGGTTCCGGTGCATCGAAGACCACGCACACCAGGGTCACGGGAAGTACATGACCGCAGCCGGGGATCGTCCCCGGCTGTATAACACACTGGCGCTGCTTAAGCAGGCTCCGACTATCGCTATCACCGAAGGTGAGTTCGATGCGATCACCGCCCAAGTCTCAGGTTTGCCGGCAGTAGGGGTGCCGGGTGCGGCTGCGTGGCAGCCACACTTTCGTGAACCGTTCCTGGGATACCGGGAGGTGTTCGTCCTCTCGGATGGGGATGAGGCGGGTATGCAGTTCGCGAACACGGTGGCAGCTTCGCTGCCTAACGCGAAGATCATCCCTATGCCACCCGGCGAGGACGTGAACTCGTTTGTGGTGAAGAACAATCCGCAAGCATTACTCGAAAGGACGATGCGTTGATCACCGTATTCACCCAACCAGGATGCCGCCCGTGCAAACGGGTGTTATCTAAACTGTTAGAAGCAGGGTTGCCGCACCGTGCGGTCGATGTCACCACCGACCCGGCGGCGAAGCAGACTCTCGACAGTATGAACGCGAGGTCTGTTCCTGTGGTTGTTGCTGACGGCTACCGGCCTATCGTCGGATACCAGCCTGACCTGTTGAAGTATCTGATCGACACGTATCAACTTGACACCAAACACCTCAGGGGGCAGGATGACGTTTAGGTTCGAAATGTCTATCGGGTTCGATATGCCCAAGTGGGTTGAGTGGATGCACGATTACGTGTGGGCGGGAGAAGACGAAGATGAGTGACCCGGTATCACCAGACCACTACCAGTTCTCTAATGGCGTGGAGGTTATTGATCTGACTGAGCAGATGAACTTCAACCGGGGCAACGTCATCAAATACGTGGCGCGTGCTGGGCGTAAGGGCGGCGACGTAGATGAACTCGTGGACCTCCGTAAGGCGGCGTTTTACCTGGAGCGGGAGATGCTGCGGCTGCAAGAGCGTTCACATTGGCTTAGTGAGGATGCACTTTGAAACGTATCGTAGTTATCTCAGATACCCAGCTCCCCTACGATGACCGCCGCGCCGTGAAGGCGGTCATCAGATTCATCGGGGACTACCAGCCGGATGAGGTCATCCATATCGGTGACCTTATGGACTTCCCGCAGCCGTCAAGGTGGACAAAAGGCACACAAGGCGAATTCGAAGGCAGTGTGTTCAAAGACTGCGAAGACGCAAAGAAACGCTTCCTAGAGCCTCTCAGGGCCGTTTATGACGGTCCTGTAGGTGTCCACGAAGGCAACCACGATCTGCGCCCACGCGAGTACCTCGCCCGGTATTCGCCGGCACTATCGGAGTCGAAAGCATTCAACCTGGATGTGTTGCTCGACTTCGATGGTTTCGGGATCAAGATGCTGCCTGAGGTGAACCCGGTGGCACCCGAATGGGTTACCACACACGGGCATAAGGGGCAGATCACGCTGTCGCGTAACGCCGGGATCACCGCGCTCGGCGCGGCGAAGAAGTTCACCAAGTCGGTTGTGATGGGGCACACCCACCGGCTGGGTTTGGTGCATGACACCACCGGCTACGGCGGGGTGATCAAGAAGCAGGTGACCGGCATGGAAGTCGGGAACCTGATGGACATGAAGAAGGCCCACTATCTGAAAGGCGGTACCGCTAACTGGCAGCAGGGGTTCGGGCTGTTGAAGATCGACCGGACGCACGTAAAAGCCGAAACCGTCCCGATCAAGTCGGGGCGATTCATCGTAGACAACACAACCTGGGAGCTGACTTGACAACAAACGAAACGTATGAGGAACGATGGGCACGACGGGACGCGAAGTTGCAGCAGCGGCTAGCGGACATCCCGTCGAGGTTCACGAACGAGGCGTTGTATCAGGAACGCCCGGTGGGTTTGGCGGTGCAGAACGCGGAGCAAGACTTCTTCGGGACGAGTTTCAGTGCGTTCCAGACCCAGGTCCGTAAGGCCGCGAAGGCGGTGGCTTATCAGTGGCCGGGTGTGCTGGATGCTGAGGAAGCGGAGCAGGAGTTGTGGGTCCACCTCATGGAGCGGCCTGGGAGCGTGGCGAAGCTCCGCGACGAATTCGGTGACAAAGACCGTGTCTCCGCATTGATTGAGATGGGGCATCAGATCGCGAACAAAACCTTCACCGCGAACGAGATCGCCTCGGGCAACTTCAGGTATGCAGTCAATGAGGTCAAGGACATCCTGAAGCAGTCGGCGGAACGCGAACATAACCCTGAGGCGAAGCCGGTTACTCGCACCGCGCTGAAGGACCTTGAGATGGGGATGCAGCGGCTGAAGGGTAAGAACGCCGGTTATGCGGATGCGGTGATCGACCGCTACCGCAACGGTAATAATCCGGTGCGGGGAGCGGCCTCTAAACGGCTGGAACGTGCGTTGGTGTCCTTGACAACACACATGAATCGGGCGCATAAGCAGCAGCATGTGGTGCGCCCGGACGGGCCGGGAACCCGGAAAGTCATCTCTACGGAATACGCGAAAGTGATCTCACATAAGCAATACAACGGTGATCCGAAGTACCCAAACGCGGGCATGACAGACAGGCGCGGGTAGTGAACATCATGGATGAGCTGTTCAACGGAATGGGTAGGTCCGAATTGTACCGGGCCTGCCTGTTCCCTGACATTTTCAAGCACGAAAAACCAATGCTCATAAACAACTGGTCACGGGTTGACCTCGAAATGTTTTGTGGCATCTACCAAAAAGGAGCGGCGTGACAGAAGTTAACTGGGGACCTACAGGCGAACTCGTCTACAACCGGACGTACTCGCGGGTGAAGCCCGACGGGTCACGGGAGACGTGGCCGGAAACAGTGGAACGTGTGGTGGACGGGAACCTGGGACTCGTTGACGCGAAGCACCACCTGAAAGGTGAACGCGAAGACCTCATCGACATGATGACGAAGTTCCAGATTCTCCCCGCAGGCCGGCACATCTGGGCATCAGGTGTGAAGAACGCGCAGCACTTGTTCAACTGCTGGGTGGCCGGGTGGACTAAGAACCCGTCTGAGCATTTCGAATTCACGTTTATGAGGCTCATGGAGGGTGGTGGGGTAGGTGCCAATTACTCCAACTACAACCTGACCGACCTCCCCCCGATCCTGAATGAACTGAAAGTCGAAATCGTCTGCGACCCTGAGCATCCCGACTACCGGGAGCTTGAAAAAGAAGGTGTCCTGTCCCAGACGTATTCACCGGAGTGGACCGGGGCGTTTCAGGTAGAGGACTCCCGCGAGGGGTGGGCTGCCGCCTTGGTCGATCTGATCGACACCCATTACCGCGAGGGTGTGGAACACGATCACCGGGTGTATGACGTGTCCAGGGTGCGCCACGCCGGGGCCGCGCTGAAGACGTTCGGCGGTAGGGCCTCAGGCCCGTTGCCGTTGGCGAAGATGCTCCGCGACATCTCCGGGGTGTACAACACCCGCACAGGCGGGTTCCTCGACGGTATCGGTGGGATGGAAATCGATCACTGTATCGCGCAGTGTGTGGTTGCCGGTGGTGTGCGCCGGAGCGCACGTATGGCAATGATGCACTGGGCTGATCCGCAGATCGAACAGTTCATCAACATCAAGCAGGAGTCGCTGTCGCATTGGACAACGAACATCTCCGTAGAGGTCGATGACACGTTTTGGTATCAGGCCAAACAAGGTGACGCCTGGTTAGCGTCCAGGGTGCTGAAGAAGATCACCACCGGGATGGTCAAGAACGGTGAACCCGGCTTCTGGGACAGCAGCTTGTCCAACGTCGGTGAACCTAACCGGGTGGTCTGCACCAACCCGTGCGGCGAAATAACTTTGGAGCCGTGGGAGCCGTGCAATCTGGGGCACATCAACCTCGCCGGGTTCGTTAACGCCGAAGGCAAGGTGGATAACCTGGGCTTGTATAAGGCTCACCGGCTGATGACACGGTTCCTGATCCGGGCGACGTTCTCTGAGGTTGGTGACCCGAAATCCCGTGAGGTTCTGGACCGTAACCGCCGTATCGGTGTCGGGCACTTTGGTGTCGCATCGTTCGTCGCCATGACCGGGCTGAAGTATTCGAAGGCCCCGAAGGATAAGCTGTTCAGGCAGATGCTCCGCGAGCTAGCGCATTGTGTGGACTCATCCGCAGAAGCGTATTCGCATGATCTGCGTATCCCGGTTCCGGTGAAGAAGCGGACGATTGCACCTACGGGCACGATTGCGAAGATGCCTGGTGTGTCTGAGGGTGTGCATCCGATCTTCGCCCGGTTCTTCATCCGCCGCATCCGGTTGTCGAAGGTTGACCCTAACCAGATGGAGATGGTGAAGAAGTACCACGAAGAGGGTTATCTCGTTGAGGATGACATGTACGCAGATAACACTGCGGTCATCAGCATCCCGACGAAGGACACACTCGTTCAGGCTGTTGAGGACATCTACGGCGACGAAGCTTCATCGTTGGTTGAAGCCGCAGATGACTTGACATTACACGACATGCTTGGATTCCAGGCGTTGTACCAGCAGTGCTGGGCCGACAATGCGGTGTCATTCACCGCGAACGTCGATCCCCAGAAGTATGCGCCGCTGCATGTCGAATCGCAGATCAGGGAGTTCGCCGGAATCCTCAAGGGCGCAACGATTTTCCCTGAAGCGTCTATGCCTCAGGCTCCGTATCAGCGTATCGAACGCTGGGAGTACGAGTCTGCTGTCGCCAAACAGGTGGCAGATGGAGTTGACGAGGGATGCGCTAACGGCGCGTGCCCCGTCAGATGAGCGCCAGCATTTCCGCTGCCGCTAACCCAACAAGTAAGGAAAATACATTGACCGAAGTTGATCCGTTCGCTGACGTTGCCGACACCTCTGAGGCTCAGGGGTTCGACGCACCACCTCCCGAGGCTCCGAAGAAGGTGCCGGCGAAGAAGGCTGCGGTGAAGCCCGCCGTCGATTCGGATGGGAAGGTGACCATCACCCTGAAGGGCGGTTCCGGGTTCGACGCGCCGTGGATCGTGATCCACGCCTCCGACATCCCCGACGCATACGAACAGCTCTCCGACGATAACGCGGCGCTGCTGGTCGAACTGATGGGCAAGGTGAAGAAGGCGGGTGCGTTCTTCTCCGGTGGTAACGGTCAGGCGGGACGCCCCGCACCGGCTGCGGCGGCTGCGCCTCCCGCCGGGGCACCGGAATGCCCTCCGGGTTGGGAGTTCAAGTCCGGTACGAACAAGAACACCGGCAAGCCGTGGAAGGGATTCTTCCCCCCGCGTGGTGATGACACCAAGCCGATCTTCTTCAACTGATGGCTTGACATCAAACGGGTGGCCCCGGCTTCGGCTGGGGCCACCCGCCCACCGGGAAAGGAGCGGCTATGGCTACGCACGAAACACAACTAGCGGGTAA